CCTGATATGTCTGCACCCGCACCTGATATGTCTGCACCAGCGCCGGATATGGCTGCCGCACCAGCACCTGACGCAGCAGCTCCAGCTGCACCTGACGCAGCACCAACAGAACCGGCTGCATCACCAGAAACTACTCAAGTAATTGATTTAGATCGATTTGTTAATTATTTAAAAACACAGGAAGGTAATATTGCTCGAGCTAAAATTACGTTAAAAGCAATTAATTTAGCCCTCAAAGAAGCTGACCCTGCAGACCAAGTTAATTTTTACAAAATGATTAGAATTGCAATGGTAAAAAAATTAGCATCATTAAATACCGAAGTAAACAATAAAAAATAAAAAAGTTATATGTCTAAAAAGTTACAAAATGTTAAAGCCGTTCAACAAATGTTGGAAGGCAGTCACAAATTTCAAACCAAAAAAACTGTAGGATTTTCTGATGCAGATTCTACTGCAAAAAAGAATGAGCGCCACGAAATTGGCGAGATCTGGGAAGAAACAGATCAAACTACCGGTGTCACTTACATTATTGAACAACGAGATGGTTTTCGTATTAAAAAAACAAAAGCATCAGATGTATTACAATCCGTACGGGAAGAACTTCGTTCATATCCAAACTGTCGCAAAGAAACTTGCACTTGCCTAGAAAAACATCCACTCAATGAGAAGATGCGTAAACTGCATGGAATGTGTTTTGATTGTGTGATTGAAATGGAACATGAATTGAAAAAAGATGGTCGGTATGAAGAATATGAACAAAGTAAAATTCGAGAAAATGCATTAGCCTGGCTTGCAGAAGCAGAACGAGATGTTGCATTGTTAAAAGAAACATATACTCAAGCTTCACAGTTCATAACAAATTCAGAAGGCGAAAAAGAAAATTGGACAGCCCGTATGACACCAGAAGAATTTGAAGAAACAGTGCAAGCACAATTTAACACATTCAAAGAAAAATTTTTAGCAAACTTAGATAAGGAAACACAACATGAAAACAATTAAAAAATACTGGATAGCAATCGTTGCTGCAATAGGAGCAATATTTGCTATATTCGTTTTTGCATCAACTAAACGAAACAAAAACAAAGTTGAAAAAACAGATGAAGCCATCAAACAAAATGACGCTGACATTAACAAAGCAGAAGGTCATATTGAACAAATTCAAGAACAACGTGAACAAAAGGTAGAAGAGGTTAAACAAACCGAAACTGAAATTGCTGAATTAAAAGAAGCAGCAACAGAAGTTAAACCAGAAGTTCGCACAGTTGAAGCTTCAAAAGAAAACATCTTGAACAAAACAAGAAGAAGAAAACCAAAGAAGTCATGAAAAAGCTACTGATAATATTGCTGTTTCCGTTAACGGTATCTGCACAGCCAGACACATGTTTTACGGGTGAAGAAATTCAAGACATTTCATTTGTGATAGATTCATTGTATGCATTGGATTCTATAAATAACAAGATCATTGACAAGCAAGATGTATTAATTTCAGATTTACATGATATTATCAAACTTGATTCCATGGAACTTTCATATCGAGTTAAACAAGTTGATTTGCTTAAAACTAACATTGATTTGTATGTAGAACGAGAAAAAAGATTACGTCCTCGTTGGTACGACAACAAAGCAATTTGGTTTGGAGCTGGAATTTTAACTTCAATATTAATTTTTGAAACAGTAAAATAACATGGCACAGCCAAGCATAAAACAGATAATTCAACAGCAGTACATGCAATGTGCGAAGGATCCTGTGTTCTTTATGCGTAACTATTGTTATATACAACATCCTAAACGAGGCAAGATCAAATTTAATTTGTTTCCGTTTCAGGAAGATTCATTAACTGAATTACGAGATCATCGATACAATGTAATTCTTAAGTCTCGTCAGTTAGGTATCTCAACTTTGTCTGCAGGATTTGCTTTGTGGAGCATGTTGTTTGCAGAAGACTTCAATGTGCTAGTTATTGCAACTACACAAGAAGTAGCAAAAAACTTGGTAACTAAGGTGCGAGTAATGCACGACAACTTGCCGAGTTGGTTGAAGGGTACCGTTGAAGCTGATAACAAATTATCATTGAAGTTCAAGAACGGTTCACAGATTAAAGCAGTATCATCAGCAACCACCGGTGCACGTTCAGAAGCATTATCATTGTTAATAGTAGATGAAGCAGCATTCATCAGAAATATTGAAGAGATATGGATAGCATCACAAGCAACCCTATCAACAGGTGGGGGCGCAATAGTTCTATCTACTCCTAACGGTGTTGGTAACTGGTTTCATCAAACATGGGCTGATGCAGAAGCAAACATCAACGGCTTTCATACTGTTAAACTGCATTGGACAGTGCACCCAGAGCGCAATCAAACATGGCGTGATGAACAAACACAATTATTAGGTGAACGTGGTGCAGCGCAGGAATGTGACTGTGACTTTGTTAGTTCCGGTCATACTGTAGTGGACGGTCCATTGTTATTAGAGTATGATACATTAACAGAAGAACCACTAGAACGAAGAGGGTTTGATGGAAATTATTGGGTATGGGAGTATCCAGATTATGCCCGTGACTACACAGTTGTAGCTGACGTTGCTCGAGGCGATGGTGCTGACTTTTCAACATTTCAAATATTTGATGTGCAGGACGTACGCCAAGTTGCTGAGTATAAAGGCAAGATTGCACCCAATGATTTTGGCAATATGCTTGTCACTGTTGCAACCGAATGGAACAATGCATTGCTAGCAATTGAAAATGCAAACATTGGTTGGGCAGCAATTCAGCCAGCGCTGGACCGCGGATATCAAAATCTACATTATACATATAAAGACGATGGATATACCGATGCATCAGTGCAACTTCGTAAAGGTTATGATATGAAAGATAAGAGCCAAATGGTTCCGGGAGTATCAACTACATCACGTACCAGACCATTAATGATATCTGCATTAGAAATGTATATGCGCGAAAAAACTCCTATTATTCGCAGTAAACGGTTAATACAAGAACTATTAGTATTCATATGGCTAAATGGTAAAGCCCAATCACAACAAGGATATAATGATGACCTTGTGATGGCGTATGCAATTACATTGTGGTTACGAGATACTGCATTAAAACTACGACAACAAGGCATTGACTTGAACAAGCGTGCCTTATCATCATTTCAAAAAACTAATCCAACTATTTACACCGGTAATCCAAATCAGGAAAATACTGGCTGGAAATGGAATCCAGGTGATGGAGATCAAGACCTAACCTGGTTAATCAGATAAAAATACCACCTGTTCTGTAACTAGTTATATTTATATTAAAAGAAAATATGGCGTCATTAAGAAAACGTTTACAGAATTTATTTAGTACCAATGTGATCGTAAGAGCATATGGTAAAGATAAACTACGAGTAGTCGATACCAATCGATTACAGGGTGTTGGTAATTTAGGACAAAGCAAAGTTGCAGATCGATATACTCGTTTGCATGGTGCAAATAAGCATCGTGTAGGCGGTAGTGGTGGTTATGATTCTAATTACTACATGAATCAGAATCGTATGCAACTTTATGCTGATTATGAAATGATGGATAAAGATCCAATTATTTCTGCGGCATTAGACATCTATTCAGATGAATCTACATTAGCTGACCAGTTTGGTGAAGTGTTAACAATCAAAACAAATAATACTCGAGTACAAAAAATTCTATACAATTTATTTTATGATATATTGAACGTAGAATTCAATTTATGGACATGGATTCGCAACATGACCAAGTATGGCGATTTCTTTTTAAAATTGGATATTGCTGAAGAAATTGGTATTATTAATGTGCGACCATTCTCTAGTTACGAAATGGAACGTTGGGAAGAATTCAATGAAGCTACCGGTGAATATGAAATTAAATTCAAAAACGTAGGGTCGGAACAAATGGAATATGCAACATACGAGATTGCACATTTCCGTATGTTATCAGATTCTAACTTCTTGCCATATGGTAGATCTATGCTTGAAGGAGCCCGTAAAGAATTTCAAAAATTAATGATGATGGAAGATGCAATGCTTATACATCGTATTATGCGTGCACCAGAAAAACGTATTTTCAAAATTGATATTGGTAATATTCCACCAAATGAAGTTGATGGCTTCATGGAACAAATTATCAATAAAATGAAAAAGATTCCACACATTGATCCACAAACAGGAAATTACAATCTCAAGTTTAATCTTAACAACATGTTGGAAGATTATTACTTGCCAGTGCGAGGAGGACAGTCATCTACACAGATTGATACATTGCCTGGCATGACATTTACTGGTATGGATGATATTGAATACATCAAAGATAAAATGATGGCTGCTCTTAAGATACCTAAACCATTTTTAGGGTATGGCGAGTCTCAAGAAGGCAAAGTTAACTTAGCATCTATAGATATTAGATTTGCTCGTACTATTGAACGCATACAAAAAATTGTAGTTTCTGAATTAGCAAAAATTGCTATTGTGCATTTATATGCTCAAGGATTTGAAGGCGAAGATTTAATTGGATTTGAATTAGAATTGACAGCACCATCAATCATATATGATCAACAAAAAGTAGCGTTAATGAATGAAAAAATTACATTAGCAAACAGTATGAAAGATAGCAAATTAGTTTCTGATCGATACATATATGAATACATCTTTAATATGTCCGAAGAACAATGGCTGCAAGAACGTAACGATGTTATTGAAGATCTTAAACTTAGATTCCGTCAAAATCAAATTGAACAAGAAGGAAATGATCCTGCTGTAACGGGTGTCTCGTTTGGTACTCCGCACGATTTAGCAACAGTGCATATGTCAAGTAGCGAAGTTGAAGAAAAAGACAAAGGAGGTCGACCACCTGAAGGAATTAAATATGGTCAACATCGAAATGAGTTTGGATGGGATCCGACGGGTGCTAAAGGCATAAAGCAGGTTAGTACACCAATGAATCCAGAACGTCAAAAGACCACATTCCAACCAGATCCAAATTTTAAATCTAAATTATCAGTAACACGCACTGAAAATATTGTCAAAGGAATGAAATCCAGACCAGGTGTTAGTATTATTACAGAATCATTGAAAAGCAGTAAAATTACCGATGAGAATCGCGACGCTGGTACGATGTTAGATGAAAACAACATTTTATAATTAGAATCATATTTATATAAAACATAAGGCATCGTACAACAAATGAAGAAACTAAAACATTCAAAATATAAAAATACTGGTATATTATTTGAAATGTTAGTTAGGAAATTAACTTCGGAAACATTGTCATCAAATAAATCAGTTACAATTGATATTATCAAAAAATATTTCGGACGCAACACAGAACTATCAAAAGAATTACAATTGTATAACGCACTTCTAAAAGAGCAGTTTAGAAGTGAAGCACAAGGCTTAGACTACATTCGTACAGTGAAGGCGGCGCACGGAAAACTTAATAAAAGTGCATTGAATCGTCAGCGATACAATCTAGTTAAAGAAATTTCTGATAAATTTGTATTCACAAACATGTCAAAAATGCATATAAGCAATTACAAAGCTTTGGCATCCATCAACATGATTTTTGAATATGAAGAGACGGATAATCCAAAACAATTATTGGAATGTAAAAATGCCATTATTGACAACGGAATGATCACCGATCGTGTTAAACCAGAAAAAGATCCAGTAATGGAAAACTTTGAATCTCAACCAAAAGAAATGCGTTTGCTAACGTATAAACTTTTAATTGATAAATTCAATGAAAAATATTCTGGATTAGATGAATCACAAAAACGACTATTAAATCAATATATCACACACGTCAATGACACAGAAACATTGCGTGAATATGTGCAAAAAGTAATTCCTAGCATAAAGAAACAACTTGCAGATTTAGCCGCACCAGTTGATGACAAGGTTATTAAAATCAAAGTTCAGAAACTGTCAGAAATGCTATGCAACGTTGAAAATTTAAAGACAATAAAGGAATCACATATTCTTTCATTGTTACGTTATTATGATTTGATTCGCGAATTAAAAGAGGCTAAGTAAATGAGATCATTTTTACGAGAAATGGAAGAAAAATTCGTTGAGTTGGAAAATCATTGTGAAGTGTGCGATAAGCCGTCTGACAAATGTGTTTGTGAAGAACTAGACGAAGTATCTGCCACCGGTGGTGTTGCTGGATATAATACCC